GCATAATAGCTTGGCGTCGGCTTTTTCTTCTGGCCGGCGCAAAGCCTCCATGGCGAAATCGGTATACGCAGTCGACTTAAAATCGACCTCTTCGGATTGCGGGTTCGAGTCCCGCTGGAGGCACTTTTGGAAACCGCCAGAAATGGCGGTTTTCCTTTTATTTCCAACGGTTTTCAGACTTTCCTAATTCACTCCAATTCACTCCAAATCACGCCATTTCTCTACAAAACGTGGGCAAAATGTGGGCACGGAATCACCAGACCATCGGCAGTCCGAGGCATTGGCGCGCCCACCGTTCCACGGCACGATTCTCCTCGTCGTCGCCAAGCAGCAACAAGTATCCGGCGGGGTTTCCGTTCTTCGCATGTTCCAGCTGCTTGATTACGCCCCAGTCCTTCAAGGTGGTGATTGAGCGTTTGAATTCTTGGTTTGCAGCGCCTTTCCGCTTTTCGATGTATTCCTGGGCGTTTTCGCTCATGGCCTGCTCTGGCGATATGCCTAGCTTGCCGTAGTCGTAGGCGAATGTTTCGGCTCCGCGCTTGTAGTATCGGCATGGGTAGCCCTTGGCTTTTGCGTCAGGGGTTGGGCAGTTACGTTCCGTGTCCCAGTCATAGGTGACGCTGGCCATGTAGGTGAGCAGCAGCAGTGCCGAGTTGCTTGTGGAGAGAGTGCCGTCAGCCCTCATCTTGGAGAACTTGCCCATTTGACCGAGCTGACGGATTGCGTTGAAGTTACGGTAGCCCATTTTTTCCATGTCTTCCTCCCCACCTGCTGGTAAATTGGCAAGTGGAGAAATGCTCGCGCTTTTCTTCATCCCCTTCGGTGTGACAGCGCCGGAGGGGCTTTTCTTTACCTGTACTTATTTGTACCATTGGTAGTAGACAAATAAGTACCAACTGGCAGTACGTATAAATACCGAAACCAATACTTATATGTACCATCTATATAAGTAATATATAGATTGGTAACATTCTTTTTATAGGGGCAATGTGCCAAAAAAAGAAAAAATCAGCACGTCCAATCCACATCTGCGGTAGCTTGAAGCAAAGATGAGAAGGGGAGACAATGAAGAAACTGATTTACCTCGTGCTATCCGTGCTGTGCGCAATCTCCGGCATGCCGGACGTCAGCTTCTACGACACTTTGGAAATCTCTCAGACACTCCTGCCGCAGCTTGACCGCCATAGGCTGCTCGACCTCATCCGCTATTTCGGCATCGCCAAGACGGAGCGTCATAGGGCCGCCGACGATGCCGCACAGACGGCACAGGTATTCGAGCGCCTGAAGCAAATATAAGCTTTATAAAGACTTATAAGGCAATATAAAAGCCCCACAATAGTGGGGCTTCGTTCGTTTCAGAGGCTGTTCACCGCATTGTAGAATTCCTGCGCGTCCTCGGCCTTCTTGAATTTCAGGGGCAAGGAGCGCAACGCACTGTACCTCCACGTGACGGTACGCTTCTTGATCGTCACGCCCTGCAAATCAGACACCTTGTAAGCTTCGGTCTTCTTATACCGGTGCAGGTACGTCGTGCAGACATCCAATTCCAGCCGATTCGCATACAGGCGGATACCCATAAACAACGGATCGTCAAGCCTTTCGCACTCGTAGATCGCGCCCGGCGCGGGCTGTGGTCTCTTCGCCATGATCATTCTCCTTTGCTTTCCTCTGATTCTATGCTTCAGACGATGCTGACACGCTCGGCCATGACTTGCCGGAAGTCTCCGAGGACTTGTGTCGTTATGTCGAGTTCATCATGTTGGCACGGAATCATCTGTACATTCTTTTCAAGAGCGCCTAGCCGATTTTTGCATCGAGAAACGCATGATCGCCATCGACATAAGCCCGCTCGATCAACTCATGCGTATCGGCGTAAAGCAGATCGTTGGACGGATACTCCTTCGCCATCTGACTTTGGATGTCCTGATCGGAAAGCGACGGGTCAAGAATCTTCGCCATGATGGGGAATACGCTGTCGATCTCATCATGTGGCCCATCGACGTAGACGCGGATCATATCGTTCTCCCCGTATCCGAGCACTGCCCCGTAGACCAGCACGTCCACTGACGATTGGCCCAGTCTCCCGTGGAGAGCGTCCGCGTCGGAGAAAGCGCCGGTGCGATACTCCGTCCGATAATAGGGGCCGGTCGAATCGCTCGGCGTGAATTTCTCGACGTCGGTTATCTGCGTCGAGGAGTTCGCGTTGAACTCGTCCACAAAGCTCTGCGCCGTCTTCTCGTCTTCCTGTTGTTGTGGCTTCGACTGCTGCGTGCTGACGCCCGGCGTCTTGGCCGTCGTGGAATCCGGCTCCTGCTGGCTTCCGCAGCTACAGGCCGTCGCCAGGAGAAGCGTCGCAGCTGTGATGGCAATGATTTTTTTACGCATTGAAAACCTTTTCTTTGGTATCGCTAAAGGTGATTCGTCCGTTAGGTGAGACGTTGAGCGTGGCTTGGTAGTCCGCAAGCACCTGCATGGTCACGTTCAGCTCGTCTGCTATCGACCATAGGTCATCGTCGTACATGTGTTCGAGCAATGCAAGCTCAGCAGGATCGACGAGCGTGAGGGCGGTCTGCGTTCGCGCCCGTCGCTCCTGCTTCGAACGATCGTTCGAACAACCGGTGTCGCCATGCTTCCAGTGCAGCAGCTCATGCGTGAGCACGCATCTTTTCGCGGTATACGTGAGTCGCCGGTCGATGAGGATTACGTCTGTGGAGGCGTCGTAGCAGCCCCATAATCCGTCCGGCAGGATGGCGCTGGACACGGTGACAGGCAGTCCGACAATGGCGCGGCGCATGGCACCGTAGGTCATGCGCCGGTCGATCGGCAGGTCAGGCAGGCTCGTCGTAATCCGGCCCAGCCTCTCCATCGATCGCCTCCTGCTTGCCCTGAGCGTTATAGGCGGCAAGACCATAACCGCCTGCCTGCGCTTTCCTCTCGGCGGCTTCGACGGCATGGCGCTTGGAGTCCATCACGATGTCTCCGATGGATACGCCGGTCACTTCGCTAATGCGCTCAAGGTCACTCAGATTGAGCGGGAGGCTGTAATTTGCCCTCGTGTACCAATAGACCTCGCCGAAGCCACAGGCCTTGGCGAATTCCTTGATGGTCATGCCGCTTTGCTTTTGGAGCCTGACGCATTCGTCCATGACCTGCTTGGCGAAATGCGTGACCTCCTGTGCTTTTCTTCCCATGCTTCAAATTATAGCTAATTGCGTAGTCATATGTGCATAAATCGTGAAGACTACGTAATTACGAATACAAGAAACTTCGTAATTACGTATATTAAAAACCGTCGAAAGGAAAACCGAGATGTTGAGCACGAAGAAGACCAAGACCCCCGACCACTACCCGTGCGGCCACATGCGCGGCCCCGGCTGGCACGACTGGCGCGCCTGCCTCACCAAACAGGGAATCGAGGAGGATGAATGGCCGGTCTGACCGAAACCGCCAGCCGTAACCTCGCGGGCGAACTGGCCCGCCATCGCAAAACACGCGAAGACCTCGCCAAAGCGTGGGGATGCGCGCCGAAAACAGTGGACACGCGACTCCGCGGCCAAACACCACTCACGACCGACGAAATCGAAAAAGCCGCCCACCTACTCGGCCTCGAAGCCTCCACCCTCACCATGGTCCTCATCCAACCAATCGACGCCGCAAGCCAATTCAAAGCCTGAAAGCCACAACCAAAGGAGCCTCCGATGAACAGCAAGACCTACACCCGAGAACTGCGCAAAGCCTGCGTGGAAGCCGTCTTCGACACGATCGTCAAGGAAGCGCAGAAATGACCAGCCAACTACTCAACCCGCCAAAACCGCCGGAATCAAGGAAAACCATGAAACCGCGAATCGAACTCATCGGCACTACCGGCTACGCCATCCGCATCCAGGAAGACAAGAGCGGCCAACTCATCGAACTCCACGCGGACGGTGGGGAAGTCCTCGCGGACATCCCCGAAAGCACCCTCGACAACTTCGCCTACACGCTCAACGACGACCTAGGGAACATGCGATGAGCCAATCATTCGAACTGCGAATCATCGAGGACGGCACGCACAGCAGTGACCACAGCTGCCTCATCGGACTCAGATTCGACATGGCAGGCGGATACCAGGAACACATGCTCAACAAAACCGACCTCATGAACCTCCGCCGCGAAATCGGACGAACACTCAAAGAACTCAACCAGAAGAAGGACAAGAAATGAACATCTTCCAACAGCGAGAAAAAATCATCGAAGACCTCATCACGGCATGCAAGGACTACGACGAAGAGAAAACCAACCACCTGCTCAACCAACTCATGGAACTCGACAAGTCAGCCGAACAGAAGCCACTGCCTGAAGAACCGAAGGAGCGGGGCTTCTATACCACCGCGAATGATGGTCGGCTCCTGCTTAAGGACATCGATGATGACTGGTCGGCGCGCACATGGGATGACTGCTCGGCTAATCACATGTGGAATGGCAATAGACAGTATGCGAAGTGGCCGACTGTCTGCGAAACGCTCCCGCCTGAAGCCTTCCCGTTAAAGCGAGTGAACACGGGAGACGGTAACGATGACTGACCATGATTACTGGCTTGAAGACATGCAAGCAATGAAGAAGCGGCAGAAGCCGAACTACCCGCTCCGACGCGTCAAATTCGCCCTCGCGGTGGTCGCCCTCATCGTCACATCCACACTCATGCTCACATGGCATGGCGGCAGCACCACCGCCGCGCTCATGGTGGAAGGCGTGTACATCGCCACCGCATTGTGGCTGATCGTCAGATTCGCGCCACGCGACTAAAGACTTCCCACCAGCCGACAGTCCAACAAAAACAAACCAATTAGGGACGTTTCGCGGACATCCACGTTCACTCATGCCGACTGGCGGGAACCATAACTGAATATCGATTATTATCCACGCGCCGACCACATCCTGCTTCACATACACTGTCGGCGCACTGGTTGGGCGACGGTTCGCCCGTCCATGGATTCCAATCTCTTCTCTCTCTATCAAAAACGCAGGCATTCCGGTGCTTGCAAACCCTTTCAAGTCCGCCTGACGGCCAGTCGCCGTCGGCCGCGCCACCGGCAGCCAGCATGTTCAGGTCATGCTCCAACAGTCAGTGGCGTTCGGAATCCAAGGACGGCATCGGTCCGACTCCGATGCCAGCCACTCAGCCCCATCCACTCGTCAGGACGGGGCACACAACGCCAACGAGCAAAGGACAACCAATGAAAATCACCACACCACACGGCACTCTCGAAGGCGACAACATCGAATCCATCCTCAAAGAGCATGGATTCCACTGCCTGCATGGTGCCGACCTGTGCGATGCCGACCTGTATCGTGCCGACCTGCACCGTGTCTACGATGTAAAACTCAGCATCGCCAAAATCAGCATCCTTCCGGACGAAGGCGACATCATCGGCTGGAAAAAAGCATGGACAGATAATGAAATGCCGACAACGCCAGTCATTGTGAAACTCCTCATTCCGGCCGACGCGCAACGCTCCAACGCCACGGGGCGCAAATGCCGCGCCAGCACAGCGCGAGTGCTCGACCTGCAAGACAAACAAGGCAACAGCCTCCCACCGGACACCACGGCATACAGCGGATACGACACAGACTTCACGTACAAAAAAGGCGAAACCGTGCACGTCGAAAACTTCGACACCAACCGGTGGAACGAATGCGCTCCAGGCATCCACTTCTTCATCACCCGCATCGAAGCAGCCGAATACTAGGAGACTCAAAATGAACAATGAAATACAACGATTCGAGTTTAAGGGTGCATCATTACGCGCCCTGACCGACGAGGCGGGGGAGCCTTGGTTTGTCGCCAAGGACGCGTGCGACATCCTCGGCAATGACACAAATCATCTCCGCGAAGCTCTTGATGATGACGAAATCACAAACCTCCGTAATTCGGAGGTTTGGAATCAGCCGGGGCGCGCACCTCTCATCATCTCTGAGCCAGGCCTGTACAAGCTCATCATGCGCTCGCGGAAGCCGGAGGCCAAGGAATTCCAGCGTTGGGTGACGCATGAGGTGCTTCCGCAGATCCGCAAGACTGGCGGCTACATTCCAACCACGGAAGTGGATGATGACATGACCATCCTCGCGAAGGCCGTGATGATCGGCCAACGCACCATGGAAACGCAGAAGCGACGCATCGCCGAACAGTCCGAGCATATCAAGGAGCTGGAGCCGAAGGCACGGTTCGCGGACGCCGTGGCCGCAAGCGACGGAACCTGCCTGATCGGGGAACTGGCGAAGATGCTGCGCCAGAACGGTTTGGACATCGGACAGAACCGACTGTTCGAGATTCTCCGGCAGGACGGTTATCTCGGCAAGACAGGCTCGAACCGCAACGTGCCGACCCAGAAGGCCATGGACTTGGGACTGTTCCGAATCAAGGAAACCGCCATCACCCATTCGGACGGCCACGTGACCATCAACCGCACCGCGAAGGTCACCGGCAAAGGCCAGACGTACTTCATCAGCCGCTACTGCCCGCCCGCCGACGATGAGTGATCTGCTCACGCCAGCTGAACTGGCCGTCATGCTCGGCATGAGCGTGCGCACACTCGCCAACTGGAGGTCTAACGGTAAGGGCCCGCCATATCTGAAAATCGGCGTGGAACCGCCAGAAGGACATCAGGACAGGCGCAAAGTCCGCTACCAACGTCAAACCGCTGAACAGTGGGCTCTGGCACACGAATACCGAAGGACGATCGCCAGATGAAAAACGGCATGTTCGTTCCAGTGACACGAATCCAAAGCAGTCCAAACGTCAAAAGCGACTGGAAAGCACACGTCGACACCGGCAAACCGACCCTCACACAGCAGGGAATCGACGTGGAAAAGTTCATCCACGACAACAGGCGATTGATTGAAAGACTCAGGAAAGGAACACGTTGAAACACGAATACACGTTCGAAGAATTAGCCGAACTGAGAAAAATCTACAACGAGTCAGGAGAGGGTGGACTCGAATCTGACGAAATGCGGGCGTTGCTCAAGGCCGGACTCCTCACGCAAGGCCTGCCGGAGAAACCGTCGAAACGAGACTGCATCCTCGCGCACTGCAAAAAACGCATCAGCCAAGGCCAACCGTTCGACGGCAAGGAAACAGCCGAAGCGCTCGGCCTGAGCCAGAAAACAGTCGGCAACATTCTCAGCCAACTCCGCAAGGAAGGACTATTGCCGGCTTTCGACAAGCATTCGCCACGCAAGACAACACGGAAAACAACCACAACAGGAAAGAAGAAAGAAACCATGACCACCACATCGAAAATCACGGCAGCCGACGTCACCGAATCGAAGCTCACGGTAAACGACGTCACCACCGGAACCATCGACGTCAAGCCACAAGCCACAGCCGACCCACGTTCCATCATCTCCAACGCATTGACCGGCATTTTCGACGCCATCAGCGCATTGCAACGAACCGCGTTCCAGACCAACGACAAAGTCGTCTACGGATTCGCCACAAAACTCCTAAACGGCGAACTCATGGACTTGAAAGCCAACTACAGCAAGGACGTGGCGAAATGAGGATCAAGTTCAATAGCGAGAGTGGCGTTTTCACCATCAAGCCAGAGTCCGAGGCGGAGATCACCAAGCTCAGGACATCCGCGTTGGATATCGCCAATCTCGTGGTCAATTATTTCGACGCCGACATCATCAAAGCAGACATAAACAAGCCAAGCAATCAGCAGGGAGCCTGAAATGGACAAACAGTCAGAAAACAGCATCAGAGACCAATACAGCCAAATGCGGCCGGACGAGCAGAACAAATACATCGGCGGTATTGCCGGAATCGTCAAAAGAGCCACAGACGTCTTCAAAATCGTGAAGGATGAGTGGGCACACGACCATGACGGCGGAGACAAGGAGACGGTCAACATCGGCAGCCTCGAAGCCGGGGAAATCAGCCTCAGCAAAGGCACCGAAGGAAAATACGTGGTCACCGACCCCAAAAAATACGGTGCGCTCCTCCATGATTGCGGCTTCACCATTCCAGGAGGCCAGCCCGCAGCCGAACAGGCATGGATGCCACGTCCGGAAGCCATGGACCAGCAGTACATCGAAGACATGGTGGCCGACCACGGCGGCGAACTCCCGGACGGCGTGGAATACAAGGCCGGACGGCCAGCCACAGTCACATTCCGAGCCGCAAAAGGCTTTGTGGACAAAATGTTCAGCACCGAACTCGCAGCCGAAACCATGCGCATGCTACTCACCGCCACGCCAGAAAAAGGAGAAGACAAATGAGCAACGAACTCACTCTCACCGACACACAAGACACTTTCACCCAACGCCAATTGGCCGCATTGACGCAGATCGGCGTTCAGGACGCCACTCCGGCAGACCTTGCCGTGTTCCTGCATCAATGCCAGCGCACCGGCCTTGACCCATTCGCGAAACAGATCTACATGATCGCCCGTCGAAGCAAGGACTCGCGCGGCAATTACGTGATGAAGCAGACCATCCAAACCGGCATCGACGGCTTTCGTCTCATCGCCCGCCGAGTCGCTGACCGCAATCACGAAAAGCTTGAAGAGCAGGACGTGCTCTGGTGCGGCGATGACGGCGAATGGCATGACGTGTGGCTCAAGAAAGTGCCGCCGACCGCAGCGAAAGCCACCATCATCCGTGGAGACTCGAAATTCAGCGCTGTCGCACTCTTCTCGGAATACTGTCCGACACGTCTCGACCGTGGCAGCGGCCAGCAGGTGCCGACCGGCGTCTGGGGCACGAAACCCGCCTTGATGATCGCGAAATGCGCTGAAGCATTGGCCTTGCGCAAGGCTTTCCCGCAAGACCTCTCAGGCGTCTACACCAGCGATGAGACGTCGATGGATGACGTGCAGGCCGAAGTCGTGGAAGAAGAGGAAAACAAGCGGAAAAGCTATGGCACTCGTGCCAGGCAAATGCCGGACAAGGCACCATGCCGACGCGAACAGGCCGAACGAATCTACCAGATTCTTCGTGAATGCGGCGTCTCATCCAAGGAGGAGGCCGAAGCCGTCATGTTCGCCCACACCGGCGCCCACGGATTGACAGACCCGACACACATCAGCGCATTGGATGCAGACAATCTCCTCGCCAATGAGGACTTCCTGCGCCGCAGGACCACTCAGGCATTGGACGAATACCGCAAGCAGCAGGAGCCCGAAGAGGAACCGGCCGAGGTCATCGAACCGGACCCCGAGGCCGAGGCTGATACCGATGTGAAGGATGGTGAGTGATGGCCGGAGAGACCGTTATCACGATCGTCGGCAATCTGACCGCCGACCCGGAATTGCGCACGACACGCAATGGCGGCGCGGTGGCGAATTTCAGCATCGCGGCCACGCCGAGAGTGTTCGACAAGCAGTCGAATCAGTGGGTGGACGGTGACGCTTTGTTCATGCGCTGCACCGCTTGGCGTGACCTCGCCACCCATTGCGCGCAGAGCCTTGCGAAGGGTATGCGTGTGATCGCGCATGGCAGGCTCACCCAGCATTCATGGGAGGACGAGCAGCACCAGAAGCGCACTGCCGTGGAATTGCAGGTCGATGAGATCGGCCCGAGCCTGCGGTATGCGACGGCGCAGGTGCAGAAGATGCAGTCAGGCGGATACCAGGGCAACGCCAATGGTGGCGGCTATCAGCAGCCGCAGCAGGCACAGCAGCAGTCGCAGGCTCCGGCAGATGACCCGTGGGGCGCTCCGGCTGGAGAGCCTGATTTCTGATGCGTGAGTGGATTGAGCCGCCGGACGTGCTGCCCACATGTCCGATTCATGGGTGCGCGATGTATCCGGCGCGCCCCATCCCATGCCCCGAATGTGAGGCCGAAAGCGAAGACCATTACGCGGACATTGGCGATGCCGACATTTGGATTTTGGAGGACGAATGACGCAGGAAACCACCATTGACGTGCCGAAGGCCTACTGGTGGACCCAGAACAAGCGTGGAGACTGGCGGGCGAAATACCGGCGCACCAGCGTCGTGAAAAGACGTGCCTACCTCACCTACCGCAGTCTCATCAACAGCGGCAAACTCAAGCCGCCAACCAAATGGCCGGTGCACGTCACCGCCATCATCCACCCCTTGACACACGGCAGATTCGATCCTGAGAACGCGGCGCCGATGGTCAAGGCAATCTTGGACGCCATCACACAAGCCGATTTCTGGCCGGACGATAACGCCAGATACGTGGTCGGCCCGGACTACAGGCTAGGCGAGCCAAGCACCGAAAAAGGCGTCTACCACATCACAATCCGAATCGAAGAGGAAGAACACTAATCATGGCGACGAACGTGACTGAGAAAGACAAGACACTGCAAGAGATCATCGACTGGTGCGAGCAGCTTGAGATTGATGGCTTGAGGCTTGCAAACGCTCTTCTGATGCAGCGTGACACGACCGCATACGGTGTCGTGAAGGGGCAAATCGACGCATACGGAAAGACAGCTGACCACTGCCGTTCCATGCTCGGCTACAGCGGCTCCATGCTGTCCTGCCTCACCTACGAGGACACGGACAATAGCGACCCATCCGATCAGCCCCAGGTGGGCGACTACGGCGTGGCAGTCCGCGAGACCGCAGACGGCCAGGAGGAAATACCCTTCCACATCGAACGGGAGGAACGCACCGGACTGCCAGTCGCACTCCTGAACGAACGACTGTATGCGAAACCGGAAGACGATATAAAAGACGGCCTGTATGTGAGCCTGTTCCAGCTCTATCTGGACGGCTTTATGTTGAGTCGGACGGGCCGAAAGCGGAACAAAGACGCGGAGGCATAGTCATGTGGTTCAAACGCAGACGCAACGAATTCGGGTGTCCAATGTGCGGCAGACTACCCAAAATCGTTAAGAGCCATACACAGGATGGGGATTACATCAAGTCGATATACCGGCTTCAATGCCCCCGAAAGCACCTCTCTACAAACTGGTACAGCGACCCTATGGATGCAAGCATCCAGTGGAAACACGTAGTGGACGAATACAAGAGGAAGGACACGAAATGAGCGCGTATCAGCCTGTTCTTGACCCCGCCTGCGGCGGCCGAATGTTCTGGTTCGACAAGTCGGATGATCGAGTGCTTTTCGGTGATGTGCGTGATGAAAGCTGGGAATTGTGTGACGGGCGTAGATTCGATGTCAAGCCGGACATGCTGATGGACTACCGCGACCTGCCGTTCCCCGACGGGACGTTCCGCATGGTGGTGCTCGACCCGCCCCACCTGCGCAATGCGGGGGAAACGAGCTACATGGCGCAGAAATACGGTTGCCTCGACCAAGAGACGTGGAAAGCTGACCTCAAGACCATGTTCAGCGAGTGCTTCCGCGTCCTGAAAGAGCATGGAGTGTTGATTTTCAAATGGAATGAGACACAGATACCCGTATCGCAGATTCTCAAGCTCACAGCGCACAAGCCACTCTTCGGCAACAAGCAGCCGAACCGCACGGGAACACACTGGATTGTCTTCATGAAGGAGGACGCGAAATGAATAAACGGTACAAGGTTTGCCCACTTTTTTGGAGTGATTACGGCGATGAGCGCACCTTGATGAATATGGGTGTGTTTGAAAAGTTGCTGAACGAGGGTTGGCAGATTCTGCGGGTGGATACCATGCCGACAACGGAATTGCGTGATAACGCCGTCACAGCGACGAACGTCTACATCCTTGAGAGGGAGGCTAATGATGATTAGTCAATACGACAAGGACATGTGTTGCCTGTATATCGCTGAGGGGATGAACTACATCTGGCAACAACGAGAGAACCAAGAGCTTTCCCGAATACTTGAATCATTGGCCGATAGGAAGCTCATGAAGCGTGTCCATGGCGGGTATGCGATCACGCTCAAGGGATTGTTGGCAGTCAAGGTGTGGAGACTTCACCTGTTCCTGTTCCATCACGGTGAATACAAGTACTTCAGGAGGAAGAAATGAGCAGGGCTGAGACCACCGCCATGCTGTCCAAGCTGGTGGAGAAGAGGTTGAGGAATCAGACCGCTTTTTGGGCGAGCGAGGTCAATTTCGACCGTAACACGCCCGACGAAAGGCGCGTGGACTACGTGGGCTTCAAGCCCTGGAACATCAACGGTGAGCCGGTGCCCGCAAGCGTCGAGAAAGGCTGCTTCGAGTTCTACGAGGTCAAGTCATGCATGGCTGACTTCACTAGCGGCAACGGACTGACGTTCTACGGCGATCAGAACTATCTGGTCTGCACGAAGGAACTGTGTGACGAGATCGTATGGCAGAAGATGGTGCCGCCGCGAGTGAACGCGATTCTGACACCGGATTCGACCGGCTCGAAACTGATTCTCGACTATGTGCAGTCCTACAACGACCTGTCATACAGGAGGCGTCCGGCAAGCGAAATCCTGTGGGCCATGGTCAAAGCTAACGGAAAGAGGACTAATTGAGCATCATGCTTGACGAGGCCAACGCTTACGAGCGTGGCATGGATGATGATTTGACTTTTCAGACGGTTCGTGAGCTTGCCGGTACAGCGTACATGGCCGGACGTTCCGCGCCGCCAACTGCCGCCGAGATTGAGGCCGTGGCGAAAAGACTGCTGTGGCGAAGCTGCAAGAAGTGTGATGGCATCGAAAGCGACTGTGTGGCGAAGGACGAAGATGACGCATGGAATTATGCCGGTGAGATTCCCGGCTTCCATGAGGAATATATCAGACAGGCCAAGGAAATGCTCGAAATCGCACGGAAGGCGGTAAGCGAATGAGCAAGGCAATCCGATATGTCGAGTGCGCCCACTGCGGCGAGACGGTGGGCAGCTATTACGTCACCTGCCCTTACTGCGGGTATCGGCTGGTGGACGCGAAGCAAGCCGTAATGGACGGCATGTCATGGTGACGCTCGACCCGCCACCGGACTTGGTGGAAATTGCCGAAGCCCTGGACGCGATGGCGAAACCACACTGGGGGAGCGGCATCGTCTTCAGCTACGACGGGCTGCCGGTCACCACGCCACGGCAGGAGGCAATCTGGATGGAATTCAACGGCATCACAAGAGGGGAGGATTGATGGCAAGGCGCGGATACGTGCAGCTCGTGAACGGCTTCTACGACAACGACAAGGTGCGTGACCTCGTGCGCATGGGGCACGCCGATTCCGTTGGCATATTCTGCATGGCCCTCTCGCTGTGCGGCGACAGGCTCACGGACGGCTTCATATCACGCCGCGCCTTGCTGTCGAACATCGGAGCCACACCGGAACAGGTGCAGGCTCTCGTGGACGAAGGCATGTTCGAGGAGGTCGATGAAGGATGGCTGATCCACGATTACACCGCGCACAATCGCACCAAGGAGCAGGTATTGCACGCCCGCGCCGATGCGAAGGAACGCAAGAGTAAGTCACGTGGTCACGGCAGTGTCACGGCAGTGTCACAGCGTGACATGCGTGTGACATCGGGACAAACACCAGAACACCAGAACACCAGAACCCAAAAGAAAGAGAAAGAAGAAGAATATTCTTCTTCTTTCTCCAAAGAAATCGGGCTGAACGACTTCGAGCTGGTCAGGGAGAAAGCCCACGCCAACGCCGCCATAATCCGCGATTACCCGAATCTCGACCTGTCAGACGCGTGGAACGCATTCTTAAGCCGACATTATGGCGAAAACCGCACGATAGCCGACTGGACGCGCCTGTGGAAGGGCTGGTGCCAACGCAGAGCCAAAATGAGCGGCATACCACCCTCGAAACGCCACGTGCACACGTGGAAATGCTCTCACGTGCTCGAAGCGCTCGGACGCGACAAGGAAACCGCCACACCAGACCAACAAGCCTGCCAACTCGCAGAACGACTCAACAAGGAGCAGAACACACAATGATAGAACCCAAACTCATCTACCATCTCACAGACGCCGAATACCACCGACGCATGGCCAAGGCATGGCGAGAAGGCTACGCGGCCGGATGGAAAGACCAGGAATGCGACTTCCCGCCACACACCACAGAAAACCCATATCTGGAGACCAAATGACCAACACCGAGAAGACAATCATCTGCACCGTCATCACCTGCATGCTCATCATCTTTCTCACCATCGGCACATGCATCTCCATGCAGTGGTACACGTCCACCCACCACGATTTTCGAATGGAGACGGTCAAGACGGGAGACGTGACGTGGGCATGCCTCAAAGACCGAGGCGCATACATCGGATGCAACACAGTGGAGGAATACAAATGAAGAAAATACTCGAAAACATGATCATCAAGTGGCATCAGGCCGGTTACGCGCTCGACGAGATCGCGCCGCTCGTGCCGCAAGTGCCGAAAGCCGAAATCGCCGCACTCATCCGCCAGCACGACAAGGAGACCAGACTTTGACCAACTGCCAGCACTGCCGGAAGCCAATGAAGCCGGTGGCCGCGAATCTGCTCTGCGCCAGCTGCCGAGAAAACTACTGGCAGCTGATCCGCCAGCTCGGACACGTCCAACTGCCCGCCCTGCGGAGCATCATGCTCCGACAGGCCCGCATCGGCACCCCAGCACACACGCCAAGCCGAGGCAACGCACCAATACCCATCGACACCCACGCTCAAGACCTCATCGCAGACAGCGAAGCATGGTTGGCGGAACAGGCGGGCAAAATACGCGCCGCATACGCTGGATGCAACTGGCGGAAAGCGTGGTTCGCCATAATCAGCAACCGGCGCACCATCCTCGACATGAGCACTGCAGCAGACGATTACGCAGCCCTGGAACACATCAGCCGACGCAACGAGACGGCCTTGACACCAGAAGAGGCAATGGTCATCATCGGCACATGCCCACAATGCGGCCACCAAGCCACCAGCACGCCACAGGCCGACGAATGGACATGCCCGCACTGCAAATGGCAAGGCGGAGTCCAAGCCATCAAAGCCACCCGCGACAACAAACTCTGGCAACTCGAATACACCGGAAAACCAGTCGAAGTCGCAAGATACCTCTCCAAAATGGACATCCACTGCACAAGCGACCAGATCCGCCAATGGCTCATCAGAGGCAAACTCCACGCCACGCCGACAAAACACAAAGGAGAGTACGTGTTCAACCTCGGAGAAATAACCGCCAAGCTTGACTGTCACAATTAAAATGCTATACTGTCGTACAGTAGTAAAATGGTTCAGCCTGAAAGGGCTGGGCCATTATTAATATCAGCTTCGGTAGCTCAGTGGCAGAGCACGAGGGATAGCACAGATACCAGAGGACGGATACCAAACCGGCCATGGCTTCATGATTCTTTGCGAATGCCCGTGATCAGAGATAGTGCATCCCACACCATGCGCTGGTTCGACTCCAGCCCGAAGCACCACAAGGCGGTGACCACATGCCAGGAAGAACGCGCAAGACCAGCCGCCAATTCGAAAAAGACAAGGCCACATTCTTCACACAATGCAAGGCACAGCATGCAGTCTGCTGGTTGTGCGGCATGCCAATCGACTACAACGCAGTCAAGAACACCACAGATGACTCATTCAATCTCGATCACATGTTCCCGGTCAGCAAGCATCCCGAACTCCAATTCGACCCAGCAGGCTTCAAGCCGAGCCACACCAGCTGCAACCGCTTGAGAGGCAACCAAGATCCGCCAGCGCCAATCGGAACACTCTCAAGACAATGGATAACAACAGCATGAGCCCAACACGAGGGGTAGGGGCGGTGAAATCGTAAAACCAACGACAGAGCGCAAGACGTCCCGCGTGGTCGGTCTTCCTCTCCCCGATAAGTGAAATTGTTGGCGGGTCGCGCGCGATGGCAGATTAGGGGGTGTTTTCGATGAGTGCGAAGTTTCCGAGTCGGAATGTGGCGGAGGCGTTGGAGCGTTCGTTGAAGAACGCTGACCTCAAGGCTGTGAATTCTGCTGTTGTCGCTGCGGCTCGCGTGTTGGCTGAGCGTATCGATTATCTGACGTTCTCCGGTTTTGTCGATGAGAACGGCAAGCTCGACAACGTTTCGCTGCCGACGTTCCTCAAATATTGCCAGAGTCTTGGTTTGACGGTTGATGCTCCGGCTAAGGTTGGTCGGCCTGCGAAGCCGAAGGTTGAATCGAAGCCGGAGGCGCGTAAGAGCGACAAGGTTGTGCAGATGGAAGATTTCATGAAGCGTTTCGGCTAGGAGGCGTTCGATGGTGTCGGAAGATTTGAGTGTTTTCGGTGCCATCGATGATGAGAAGCATGGTGTGACCCTGCCGCGTATTTATACTCCGCCGCTTCGCCCATTGGACAAGAACACTTCTAATGGCTTCGCTGTGATCGCGTTCGCCGAGATCATGCTTCACGTGCATCTCTATCCGTGGCAGTGCTGGCTGCTGGTCCATGCCTTGGAATTGCTTGAGGATGGCAGCTATCGCTTCCGCAAGGTGATTGTGCTTGTGGCCCGCCAGAACGGCAAGACCACGCTGATGGGCGTGCTTGCCGCGTGGTGGCTGTTCGTGGACTCCAACAAGCATCCGGACAGGGTTCCGCCCGTGAAGTTTCTGGTGGTCGGTGCGGCGCAGACGTTGGACAATGCGAAGGGTCCTTACAATCAGGTCAAGGAGTGGTGCAATCCTCAGCCTTCGACTGATGAGGAAGCGGATCTGGTGATTCCGGATCTTGCCGCGATGACGCAGAAATTCGTTAACACGAACGGCGAGGAGGCGATCATCACCCGCTCGAAGGCCCGCTATATCGTCCGCGCCGATAAGAATATTCGCGCGAAGAGCGCCGCCCGTGTGGTGTTCGATGAGTTGCGTGAGCAGCATACTGATGATGGCTGGAATGCCGTCAGCCAGACCACGAAGGCAGTCTGGTCGAGCCAATTGTGGGGCATTTCGAACGCTGGCGACTATCGTAGCGTCGCGCTCCGCAAGCAGGTGGACAAGGGCCGTAAACTCGTGGACGCTTGGAAGCAGTATGTGGCTGATGGTGTGGATGCCGCCGAGGCTTTCGCCAATGGCGAGCAGGACGGCAGCTTCGGATATTTCGAGTGGTCGGCGCCTGACAAGTGCCCGGTGGATGATGCCGACGCGATCCGCCAGGCGAATCCGTCGCTCGGCTATGGGCCGATGACTGTTATGTCGGTTCGGTCCGATATCGATGGCATGACCGAGGCGGCGTTCCGTACGGAAGTCCTGTGCCAGTGGGTCACGGCTGACATCATTCCTTTTATCAATCCGAAAATGTGGGCCAGCGGCATCGACTCGCGTTCCACGATTCCGAATGAGAATCGTGTCGTGCTGTCCGTGGACACGTCGGCCGACCGTAAGACCACGTATGTGGCCGCTGCCGGAATGCGTGCGGACGGGTTGCCGCACGTGGAGTTGATCGCTCGTCGTGACGGCATGCTGTGGGTGCCGCATTATCTCGACCTTTTGCAGGAGTGTTGGCCGCATGTCACGGAGATCGCCGTGCAGGGCAAGGGCTGTCCGGCAGTGGACTTCATCGACCCGCTCATCGAAAAAGGGTGGACGGTGCATCTCATCGAAGGCTTCCGATTGGGCGCGTGCTGCGGCCGCTTCCTCGACCGCGTGCGCGAAGGCAAGCTTAGGCATCTGCCGCAGCCCGCCATCGAACAGCAGGTTTCCGTGGCCGTATCCCGGCGTCTTGGCGAAGTCGAGGTGTGGGACCGCACCAAGTCCGCATTGCAGATTTCCGGCTTGGTTGCCGAATCGCAGGCGCTTTATGCGCTGGAGACCATGCAGGCTGAAACGCTTAAACCGAAATACGAGCCCTCGCAAGGCGTGAGGGTCAGATTCTAGATTCTTCACAAAGAGGGGAGTATTGATGGGATTCCTTGACCGGCTCCTCCACAATAACGCCGCAGCTATCGGCATGAAGATGGCCGAGGCCGACGCACATCCGACGCCAGCGACAAGCATTCCACTCGCCAACGGCGACAGTTGGCCGTCCGACATGGACTTTTACGGGTACGCGTCCGGCGCCTACTGCAGGGAGTATGCGGTGCGTGTCGTGGTGGACTTCATCACCCGCAACATCGCCTCGCTGCCATTCAAGGTGTATCGGAAGAACGCCGATGGGGATGCCGAGGAAGTCTCCGACGGCGCTCTTGCCGATTTGATGAAGCGTCCTTCTCCTCTTCCTGGAATGACACGCTACCGTTTCATTAGCACGCTGCTTCGTGACATGCTGCTCGATGACCGGTGGCTCATGCTCCTGGGCGTGAACGGTGTCCGTTTCACGCTCCGTCGCATACCGTCTGACTGCTATCAACTGTCGGGTAACGCTTTCGGCGAGATTACCGGCGTGAATCTGCTGACGATGGACAGTCAGCAGGCCATGCATTTCGATCTGCCTGATCCTCGCGTGCATTTGGATGTCGGCTTTATTTCCGGCCTCCAGTTCGGCGATAGTGTGACCAACGTGCTTCGTCCGCTCTTGGCGGAGGCGAAGGCGATGGCTTCCTACCGGCGCAATATCGCCAAGAATGGCATGCAGGCCGGTGGCTACGTCTTCCGGCCGAAGGAGATGCCGTGGCTGTCGCAGGATGATTACGACGATTTCACCAATGGATTGCGTAATTTCATTCAGAATGGTGGCCGTGAGGGTGGCTGGCCTGTCCTGAAGGACGGCATGGAGATGCGCCCTTTGGACAATGTCTTCAAACCGGTGGACGTGAACGATTTGGAGGCGCGCGACCGTATCAATATCGCGGTGTGCAATGCCTTCCAGATTTCGCCGGAAAACGTCGGCTTCCGAACCGGCACCAATTCCAACATCAGCGCGTTCAAAGAGCAATTGTGGAATGTTGAGCTGATGCCATACATCGTGGCATTGGAAGAGGCGCTGAATCTGAGCCTTCCCGAGGCCGTGAGCGAGCCTGACTGCTACATCAAGGCCAACGTTGACGCGAAACTACGTGGAACCACGTCCGAACAGTATCAGGCGCTTTCCACGGCTACCGGGCGTCCTTTCATGACCACGAATCAGGCGCGTCAGATTCTGGACATGCCGCGCGTGCCAGGTGGCGACCAGCTCATCACGCCATTGAATGTGAGCGAGGGCGGCCAGCCCAGCCCGCAAGACGGCGGCAAGACGCAGAACGCGCAGGAGAACAATCCGGTCAACGGCGAGGACGCGAAGGCGATGCTTGCCGAATTCAAACGGCTTTACCGGTATGACGCGCAATTCCACGCCGAGTGGGACGCGCTTACCAAGGAGGAAACATCATGAGGCTTGATTTCAAGGGCTTCGAGCTGAAATCCCTTGATGACAGTCAAGGCGAGGGCGTGTTCAGCGGCTACGCCTCGACGTGGGACAAGGATTTGTACGATGACGTGATCGTCAAGGGCGCTTTTGCCGATACTTTGCAGAACGATTTCCAAGGTTCCGGCGCTGGCATTCCGATCCACTGGCAGCACAAGGACGACAAGCCGACCGACATCATCGGCGAGACGCTGAGCGCAGTGGAGGACGAGCATGGACTGCTCGTCACCGCCCGTCTTGACCTTGACCTTCCGGAAGGCAAGCGCGCCTATGAGCTGCTGCAGCGTGGCCTTATCCATCAGATGAGCATCGGCTTCATCGCCGAGGAGACCGCTTTCGTGCAGGACGGTAAGAGCGCTTGGGACGGTTACCGTGAGATTCGTCAGGTGAAATTGTTCGAGATTTCCCTCGTGCAGGTCGCCGCGAATCAGGGCGCCGAAGTGCTTGAAGTCAAGAGCGGTAGAGCCATCAGCGCCTCCAACGAGAGCAAGCTCCGTGCCGCCCTCGACAGCCTGCACGAGGTTCTTGATGGCATCGATTCCGACAACAAGAAGCCGGACGATTCGTCTGATGACTCCACGGATGATTCCGGCGACGAGCCAGACGATTCCACGGATGACCCGAAGAAGAAAGACCAGAAAAGCTTTGACCCGTATTGGGCTGAGGAATACCAAACCATCAGCGACTTCTTCTCGCTGGAACACTAACCGAAAGGAGTGCCATGAATCTCATGGACAATCTCGCCGCCGAGAAGAAGGCGGCACAGTCCATCCTCGCCAAGGGAATGGATAACATCACCGAAAAGGAGCAGGAGGCGCTGAAGCAGCATTACGCCGAGGCGAAGAAGCTGCAGGAGCGCATCGACCTGTTCAAGGAGGCCGGCGAAGGACTCGACAAGCTCGCCGGCACGTCCAAGACCGAGCACAAGGGCGTCGAGGCGAAGACCCTCGGCGACTTCTACGTCAAGTCCCTGCAGGAGAAGGGCTTGAGCGTGCTCGCAACCAAGGGAGGCTTGTTCTCCACTCCGGAATTCAAGGCTGCTTCCGACACTCAGGTCACAGGTGGAGCGTCCGGAGCCTACGCGCCGTTCCTTACTGAAACCGATCAGAACGGCGTATGGCCGTATGAGCGTCCGCTCGTCATCGCCGACCTTTTCGCGTCCGGCACCATGAGCGGCACCACCATCAAATATCCGGTCTACGGCTCCCTCGAAGGCAACGCCACCACCGTCGCCGAGGGCGCGCAGAAGCCTCAGATTCACATGCCGGATCCGACTTGGGTGTCCGACAGCCTGCACGAGGTCGCCGCATGGTGGAAGATCACAGACGATATGGCGGAAGACCTGCCGTTCGTCGTGTCCGAGATCAACCAGCACGCCCAGTACAACCTGAAGCTGCAGGAGGAGATTCAACTCCTGTCCGGCGATGGCACCGACCCGAATCTCAATGGCATTCTGAACCGTGAGATCCAGTCCAAGGGTCAGGCCGCGGACTCCGATCCGGACCGTATCTTCGCGGCCACCACGGATATCGCCACCGCGACCGGCTTCTCCGCCGACGCCGTGGTCATCAACCCTGCCGACTATCAGACAATCCGCCTGTCCAAGGACGCGAACGGCCAGTATTTCGGCGGTGGCTTCTTCGCCGGCCAGTACGGCAACGGCGGCATCATGCAGAACCCGCCGCTGTGGGGACTGCGCACCGTCGTCACCGAGGCGATGACCAAGGGGACCGTGCTCGTCGGCGCGTTCAAGGCAGGCGGCACCATCTACCGCAAGGGCGGCCTGACCGTCGAATCCACCAACAGCCACGAAAACGACTTCACCAACGACAAGATCACGTTCCGAGTTAAGGAACGCCTCGCCCTGCAGGTCAAGTACCCCAAGGCTTTCGTCAAGGTGTCCCTCGGCAAGGCCGGAAAGTGAGGTGAACCGTGAAGCAGTATCGGCTGGCCGACACATCCAAGGCCAAGGTGGACGCTTCGACTTACATCGAGGACGTGCTCTTCGTGGACGGCAATGACAATCCGGTGAACGTCACCGGCGGTTCCACTTCCACGCCGTATGTGCTTCCCGCGGCCGCTGAGAACGCTCTCGGTGGCGTGAAGCTGGCGAATGTCACGATCTCCGGCACTGCGAACGCCTCCGTCGCGGCTGCTGCCTCCACCACTCCGACGAAGGCAGAGTACGACGCGCTCGTGGCCGCGTACAACGATCTGGCGCAGCGTGTCAATGCTCTTGTGGCTGGTCTTGTGGCTGCTGGCGTGGTGAAGACGAGCTGAGACGGGAGGTCGGCATGATTGACGTGAATGTGATTCCTGACATGATTGCCGACCCTTCGGCTTTCGAGGATGACGCGCAGTTTCGGCTTAAGGCGGCGCAGGCGGCCATCCGCCGTGAATGTGGTTGGCATGTCATGCCGAACACGGAATTGTCCGGCGTGCTCAACTCGCGTGGCGGCATGGTGATTCGACTGCCCGCCCGTCATGTGACGAGCATCGAATCATTGACCGACCGTGATGGCAACAAGCTGGCTTATGCCTATGATCCTGATACTGGTCTTGTGGAGTCCTTGTCTGGCGGCTTTCCCGCTGGCATTGCGGCCATCCGCTACGAGATTCACGCGGGCTATGATGACGCGCCGGACGTGCAGTCGGTGCTTATCAGCGCCGCGAAACGTGCCGGCATGAGTCCGCTTGGGCTTATCACCTCGCAGTCAACGAATGGCAGCAGCGCGAGTTTCGACGTCGTGTCGCTCATGCAGGAGGAACGGGACAAGCTCAAACCCTACAAGCTTGGAGGGTTGCCGTGAGCCTGATCGACGACCTGAACTCCGCTGTCGGCGTTTCCGCCATGGCTGGGGCCACGCGCTTTATTCGACTGCGCGCCAAACGCAAGGCCAATCCGTACAATTCGGCGCAGAACGAGCCAGACTGGAGCGTGCCTCCGGACGAGCTAGCCATCACGGGCGCCCTCGCCTCCAGCTCCAGCATGCGCACGCCGGACACGCTCGACACACAAACCGCATCCACAGCGTACCTCACCATCCCGGATTCGACAGCCGACGTGAAAATCGGCGACCGGATCCGCGCAGACCCCGACGACGGACGCTTGTGGGAAGTCGACGGATTCCCCTCGAAGGACGCGAACGCGTTCACCGGCTGGCGTCCGACCTTGGAATGCCGTCTGACGGAAAGAAAGGGCTGACAATGGCGAAAAGCAGGATATCGGTCAACTTCAACCAGAAATTCTTCGACGAGATTCTCAACAGCGTCGGAGTCAAGTCGCTCACCACGCTGGCTGCGGACAGGGCACTCGCCTACGCGAAGGCGTCAGCTCCGGTAGATACCGGCGCGTACCGCGACGGCCTTGGAATCGAGGAGGTTAAAAGGGAGCACCGAACGACCGTCATGGTCGTCGGCCACGACTCTAAGACCCTGCTCGTGGAGTCGCGGACCGGCAATCTGGCCAAGGCGTTGAGGAAGGCGAGGGTCTGATGGCAAGCGTCATTCCACCAGACCTTGAGCTGTTCCTTACCGGATGGCTGCGCTCCAACATCACGGACGTCGCGGGCCTGCAGGTCGGAAACCGCATTCCGGATGGTTACGACGGTTCCTATCCGCTCGTGGTCGTGCGTGATGACGGCGGCACGCAATCCGCCGACCGTGTGACGTTCGACAGGTCGATAGGCGTCAACGTGCTCGGATGGACGCGCAACGATACGAAACCATGCCGTGATCTGGCGGCCCGCGTGTACGGGCTGCTGACCGGCGAGCCCGGCATCCTCATCGGATTCGCCGAAGGCAGCCGCATCTGCGCCGTCGTGTCTGACGGATGCAACGGCCCGTACCCGGTCGGCGAGAACGCGGCATGGTGCCGCTACTACATGACCGTCGAATATTCGACGGCCGGAATCAGACAACCATAGAAAGGAAACGCCATGGCCAAAGACAGTCAGGGCATGGATCTGGGACAGGTGGAGGCGCTCGTCACCGCCGCCATCATGATCGTCCCGTACTCCACCGAAAACAAAATCACGCCGGAGATGATCGCATCAAGCAATGCAACGCCGGAACTTCCGGCCGCCTACAATCGGTCGACCGCATGCATCGGACTCGTCAAGTCCGACGGCGGCAATCAGGATTCGCGCGACGGCGACGACCCGCTGGAGTTTTTGCAGGACGGTTACAAGAAGCTGCCGTTGGCGACCAGCCTCACGCAGACGTTCAGTCCGGCCGAAAACAACGCGCTGACCCGCAAGATCACCATCGGCGAGCCGGACGCGCAGGGCGTCTACCACGTGGCCGACATCATCCAGGACGCGAAATGGATGGTGTACGAAGAGGAGACGTTCGACACCGGGCGCGTCCACCGTCGTGCCGGCGTCATGCAGGTCACCGGCAACGAGCCGGACCAGCAGGAGCGTGGCTCGGTCACCGGCCGCGCATTGACCGTCGAATGGATGAAGGATCCGCTGTATGTGGATGCGGAGCATCCGAACACCCGCTGGATCGAAAGCTGGTACGACCCAAAAGCGTGACGGCGGTGGCCGTGACCTCGGCTGACGGCAACACGAAGCCGTCGGTCGTCCAAGGCGCGAAGCTCGCGCTCAAGGCCGTCGCCACACATGTGGACAAGACCACCGTGGACGTGACCGGACAGGCCACATTCAAGTCCAAGGATGCAGGCGTGGCGACCGTCGAGGGAGGCACGCTAACCGCCGTCAAGGCCGGAAGCGCGAGGCTCAACGCCACATATGACGGCGTGACCTCACCAGATCTGACGGTCACCGTCACCACACGCGCCGCCTGACCGGCGGACGAAAATCTTCCCGGACCGCCCATCTCGCCTGTCTGCGCGGTCCGGGACTTCTTTTTTCACGGCAGGCAGGCGAAAAGCAGATAGGACAAGACAATGACTTCAACTTCCACCGACTTCAAGCCGACCGTCGAGGATTTCGACCAGTGGACGGAGAAAAACGATGAGGAGGCGTTCGCCTCCATTGCGCAGAACTACAAGGTGCGCCACATCATCAAGGGCGATGTGTATTGGGCGCTCGTGCCTGGCGGACGCACGTACAAGCTTCCACTGTCGATGAGCATCGACGATTTCACCAAACTGTCGAACACGTCCGACGATACGGAGAGCGTCGAACAGCTCAAACGCATTCTAAGCGCCTTCGCTGGCGACAAACAGGCGAAAGCGCTGAACGGCGAACCGGTGCAGGTGGTGTTCAACCTCCTGTCCGACTACGGCGACGCGGTAGTGCGCGCGCAGGGCACCTCACTGGGAAAATCCAATGGTTCGCCCGCCAGCTCGCCGACCACGGGAGCGTGATCCGAGCCGATTTCACGGCACGTGGCTGGAGCCTGCAAACCGACCTTGGCGGCAGGCTCCGCTACGGCGACGCGATAGCGCTGCTCGAACAGCTCATTGGAGACCCGTCAACCTACACAGGCGCGGAGCTCAACGGCCTGGACTATCCGGCCCGTTGGGGCGAGATGCTGGTCATCTACGCGCTGGGCGGCGAAGAGTATCCGAAACCTTTCGATTCGCTTGCGAAACGATTGCGGGCGGACAGGGAGAAGGCCGAGCGTGAGCGGCTGCGCGAACAGACCAAGGGCATGAGCCCGGTATTCCGGACTCTTTACGAAGACTGAATAACTGAATAGTGGAGGTTCCGCATGGCGTTCGGCAGCGAACTTGGTTCCGCGCATATCAGCGTGTTCCCTTCCATGAAGGGTTTCCGCAGCACGGTCAACAAGGAGGTCGGCGCGAGCGGCAAGGCCGCGTCGAAGACCTTCGATTCGAGCATGAACGGCGGCAAAAGCGGCGGACTGTTCGGACGCGCGTTCAAAAACGGGTTCAAACAGTCGGCGAACGCGTTCGGCGCGGACGTGCTGAAATCCTATGAGCGTGACGTGGCGAAATCCACGGCCGCATACCGTCAGTCCATGCTCCAGCAGAAGGCCGCGGCGAATCAGGTGCGTGCCGCCGAGGAAAGCGTCGCCAATGCCGTCGCCAAGCACGGCGAGGGCAGCACGCAGGCCGAGGCCGCGACCATCAGACTCGAACAGGCGCGGCTGAAGCTGTCCACCATGACCGACCGGGCGACGCAGGCCGAGAACCGGTTGAAGGATGCGCAGAAGGCGCTCAAGGACGCGCAGGACAATCTCGCTTCCAGCAGTGGTTCGCTTGGATCGGCGTTCAAGAATCTTGGTTCGGCGATAATCCAGCCGGTCTCCGGCGCGTTCGGACGGGTCAAAAACGCGGCAACGTCGGCGTTCTCCGGCATCGCCACGAAAGCCCGCGACGGCATGAGCGCTGCCGGCGCTGCCATGCAATCCACCGCGTCACGTCTTACCGCGCCATTGTCTGCGAAGTTCTCCGCGATGAGCTCGGCCATCGCGGCAAGGATCCCAGCGCCTTTCAAAAACGTCAGCAATGCCATCGGCGGCTATCTCGGCAACGTCGGCGGCGCGGTCGGCGGCGTGCTTTCGCAGATTCCCGGAGCCGCCGGCAGTGTCGCGTCTGCGATAGGCTCCAAGCTCAAAAGCGGAGCCGACACCGCATGGAATGCGATCAGCTCCATGTCTGGCAAGGCCGTCGGCGCGTTGAAGGGTGTTGCCACTGTCGGACTTGCAGGCGTTGGCACCGCCGTCGCGGCTTTGGCAGGCGTCGGCAAGAGCGCTCTCGACGCATACGCGACATACGAGCAGGCCGTCGGCGGCGTGGACACGCTGTTCAAGGACGCTTCGGGCACCGTGCAGAAATACGCGGCGGAAGCGTACCGGACAGCCGGAGTGAGCGCCAACGAGTACATGACGCAGGTCACGAGCTTTTCCGCCTCGCTGATCAGCTCGCTCGGCGGCGACACTGCGAAGGCCGCGGAACTCGGCAACACCGCCATGGTCGACATGTCGGACAACGCCAACAAGATGGGCACCGACATCGAGTCCATCCAGCAGACCTACCAGTCTCTGGCGCGCGGCAACTACGCCATGCTCGACAATCTGAAGCTCGGCTACGGCGGAACGAAATCCGAGATGGAGCGTCTGATCCAGGACGCGAACAAGGTCAAGCAGGCGAACGGGGAGATGGGCGACCTGTCCATCGACAAGTTCTCCGACGTGGTGCAGGCGATCCACATCATGCAGGAGCAGATGGGCATCAGCGGCACCACCGCCAAGGAGGCCGCGACAACCATCGAGGGCTCTGTCGGCATGATGAAGGCCGCATGGCAGAACTGGCTGGCGGAGCTCGGCAAGGACAATGCCGACATCAACGGATTGACCAAGCAGCTGGTAGATTCGGTCGGCACGGTCATCGAGAACGTGGGTCCGCGCATCGCGCAGATCATCACCGGCATCACCGCCGCACTGCCACAACTGTTCTCCTCATTGGGCAGCACGCTGCCGGCACTGGTCATGCAGATTCTTCCGCCAGTGCTCGGAGCGTTGGGACAGCTCGGCACGATGCTGCTGACCAGCGCGATGACATGGATCTCGACGAGCCTGCCCCAGCTGCTCGCCCAGTTCCAATTGTGGGTCACGTCGACCCTGCCGTCGTTTTTGCAAACCGGATTGACGATGGTCACGAACCTCTTGCAGGGCATCGTGCAGGCATTGCCTCAGATCGCGTCCACGGCGGTGACCGTGCTGACGACGCTGCTGGATGGATTGTCGGCCCAGTTGCCGCAGCTCATCCCTATCGGCATCAACGCCGTCCTTAACCTCGTGCAAGGCATCCTCAACAACCTGCCGCAGATCATCGACAGCGGTTTGAAGCTTATCCTCGGACTGGCGCAGGGCCTCATCAACGCCATGCCGGACTTGGTAGGCAAGGCTCCGATCCTTATCGGACAACTGGTCGGTGGCATCATCAATCGTCTCCCGCAGATCCTGCAGGCTGGCGTACAGCTGCTCTTCGCACTGGCCAACGGTTTCATTTCGTCGGTTCCACGGCTTATCGGCGCCATCCCCGGCATGGTCGGCCAGATCATGCGCGGTTTCACATCGGTTAACTGGGGGAGCGTCGGCCTGAATATCATCACGGGTATCGCGACCGGCATCGCAGGCGCGGCAGGCAGACTCGTGACCGCCGCAGTCAACGCGGCCACGAACGCGTTGGATTGGGTGAAACGCAAGCTTGGCATCCATTCTCCGTCACGCGTGTTCCGCGATCAGGTCGGTGAGATGATCGGCGAGGGCATGGCGGTCGGCATCGACGAGAGCGCGTCGAAGGTGAGGAAGGCTGCCGGACGATTGACTGGCATTCTACCTTCGCAGGACGCCTCGTATTCCGTCGGCGTCGCCAACGCCTCGCGTGGCGTTAACGCTGCCTCCTACGGCAATGGGGGGAGCGTGACGAACATCACGCAGACGTTCAACTATCCGGCCATCGCGCCGACGAGCATTTCCACGCAGCAGAAGCTGCAGACAGCGGCCATGCCGCAATGGTAATCGGAAGGAATCCGGATGAAGGTCAGCTATTCTCTCAACGGCCAGCCGCTCGATTCCGAGCGGATGCGCGTGCTTGTAGGCACGACGCACTACACGGCGCTGTCGCCGATCGTGGACACCGTGCAGGTGCCTGGACGGCATGGCGTCATCGTCGGCTCGTCCATTCCGGTGTTGGATGCTCCGGAGCTGACAGTCAAGGTCGCGGCGTGGGGTGCTGATTCCGATTCGCTGATCGCGCGTTTCCGTGCCATGTGCCTGTCTGCCGCGAAGCTCACGCTCGGCAGAACGGAGACAACGGAGAGCGGCTATTCGCGCAGCATGGTCACTCGCGTCGTGTGCACGTCCTGCGAGCCGGACGATGATGAGAGGCCGTCCAGCGACCTGCGTGTCATGACCGCAGTTTTCCAATTGCCGGACGTGTTTTGGCGTGGCGTGCAGTGGCAGGAGGCGACGTTGGCCGCGTCGGGCGGCAGGCTGCTGCCGGGCGGGGTCTCCAAGCCGAGTAGCAAGGGGTATTGGACGCGCTGGCAGGGATTGCCTAACGCCAGTCCTTCCGAGCTTTTCGACATCATGCCGGACGGCTGGCTGTCCAATGCGCCAATCGGCATACTGGTCTTGCGTTTCGGCGCAGTCACTGGTGTGACCATCAGTGACCCGGTGAGTGGCACGAATCTGCTGTGGGGCGGCAAACGTGACGCCTCGCGTCCTTATCTTTTCGTCGATGTGGCTAATCGCAAGGCGTGGACGGCGGCCAATGCCGACGCATGGTCCGGTGGTACGGATGCGTCGAATGGCATCGACTGGACCACGGATCCATTGCAAGTGTGGCCCGCGATCGATTCCGGCGATTATCGCCTCGCAATCAAACAGACCGGCAGCGCCGACAAGGTGGTCTGCCGGTTTTTGCAATCCTGGGAGTGATTCATGGCAAAGACTTTGCACGCGCGTCTCGTGGCCTATCGTCCATTCGGTGACCGACTCGGTGTGCTGGCCGAGCCGATGAGCTTCAGCGCGTCCATGCTCCACAATGATGACGGCGCCATCTCTATCGAATATTCGATGCTGTCCGGTGACGCTCAGGCTTTCGACCGCGAGCTTACGGACGGCCTTGAAGTGGCCGTGGAGGTATCGGACGGTAGTGGCTTCAAGGAGCCGGATAATGCGCGATTTGTGATTACCGGGCGCTCTGGCAAGACCGATGATCGCACCAAGACCATTACTTATAGTGGTCAGTCGATTGGCTGGCTGCTGTCCAAGGCCGAAAACAATGATTCGTCGCACCTCATCGCCGATGGCGATAACAAGGGCAAAAGGCCATTTTATTCTTCCAATCCGGGCACGATTCTCAAGACCCTGCTTGACGAAAACCGGGCGCGTGGTGGCGTGGCCACTGGTCTGACCTTGGGCTTCGACACGGCCAAGGACGCGGCTGGCAGTAATTGGGCAAAAAAGTACACTCTGTACTATTCGCTCGGCACTGATTTGCAGACCATCCTGGACGCCCTGGTCAATGGTGGCGGCTGTGACTGGCGCACGTCCGGCAGGACGCTCAAGCTGTGGAATGCCGACAGCACCGCCTTGAGCCGCGACCTGAGCAAGAGCGTCGTGCTGCAATTGGCGCGTGATATCGGCGAGGCGCCCTTCGAGGAGTCCATCGCCGACCTCGCGTCCACCATCCTCGTCGAGGGTGACAATAATCTGCTCTTCCGCATGGACAATCCGGCCGCGCCGACCCCTTGGGGCAAGTGGGAGTCCTATTCTTCTCAGGGTGGCGTGTCCGACAAGGACACGGCGCAAGCATTCATGCAGTCCACGCTTGATGATGCGGCTCGTGTGCGTGGCCAGTACACGCGCGATCTGGTGACCGCGAATGTGGATAATCTGCCGCTCATCGACTATCATGCGGGCGATTGGATCACCGCACCTACCGTGGCCCACGGCGAGAAGGTGCGCGTGCAGGAAATCGACCTGTCCATGCGCCAGAATGAGGGTTTAAGCGCCTCCATCGCTCTGAATGATATCAAGTATGATGCCTCGGTCAGGCAGGCGAAGAAGATCAAGGGCATCACCGGTGGCGCGACATTGGCTGGCAGTGAGAGCGGAACCACCGTTTCCACTGACCATGACCATCGCGTGCCGAAAGCGCCGCTCGGCCTTGTGGTGCAAACTGATGCGTATATCGGCAGCGACGGTTTCGCCCACGGCTTGGCCACCGCCATGTGGTCCGCAGTGACCGAAGCGACCAATGACACGGCCATTGAGATCAGCAATTATGCCATCGAGTGGCGCAAGCATGTGGATGGTGCGCCGTGGCATTCGGCTGGCACGACGGATAAGACGCAGCTCGGCTTCGGTGGCCTTGATTGTGGCACGCAAATCGAGGTGCGCGTCAGGGCCGTGCCCACGTACAGCGACAAGCTTGGTGATTGGTCGGATATCGTGGTGGTCACCGTCGAATCCGACACCACGCCATGCTCCGTCCCATCGAAGCCGACTGTCTCCTCCGAGCTGGGTGTGGTCACCATCCATTGGGATGGCAAGACCGCTGCTGGCGGGCAGATGGAAGCCGACTTCGACCATATCGAGGTGGGCGAGGGCATCAATGCGGCTGGAATGCAGGTCATCAGCGCCACCCAGTCTGGTCAGGGCGCTTACGTCATCACCGGTTTGACGGGCGGCTCACGGCATAGCTATGCCTTGCGCTCCGTCGATTATGCGGGCAATAAGTCTGACTGGTCGGCCATCGCCACGGTCACAGTGGCGTCCGCCGTCTCGCCTGATGAGGTCAAGCAGATTCAAAAGGATTTGGCTGACAATCAGACGGCGTTGAAGGATAATTCTGCGAAGCTGACGCAGGCGCAGAAGGACATTGCGGCGAATCAGCAGGCGCAGGCTGCCACGTCGAAGGAGCTTGAGTCAGCGAAGGCTGACATCAAGGCGAACCAGTCGGCCATCGGCACGGCCAACGCCACGCTGCGGGATAATACGGCCAAGCTGACGCAAGCGCAGAAGGACATTCAAGCCAACAAGACCGGCCTTGATTCGGCGTCCAAGTCGCTCGCGCAGGCGCAATCCGATCTGTCGCAGGCTAGGAAGGACATCGCGCAGACGAAATCCGACCTGGCTACGGCGAATGGCGAGATTTCGAAGGCGAAGGAGTCGGCTGCGCAGGCGTATGCCGAAGCCCATAGCAAGAACCATACTTTCCGTGGTCCCGACGAGCCGAAGGACAATCTCATCGTCGGCGACCTGTGGCTCAAGACCCAGAAGTATTGGACGCGCTGGCAGGGCGAGAAGAACAATTCGCCGTCCATACTGGCCGACTTCTACACGTATTGGACCGGCGCGCCAAACGCTAGCCCGTCCGTGCTCGTGCCATTGACGGATCGCGTTATCGATACGCTTGTCTGGGATGGCTCCGCGTGGAACCATCTCGGGTACGCAGATGTCGAGAAGAACGCGGACGAAATTTCCAAGGCGAAGTCCGACATCGCGGATAACGCCGCGAAGACCACCGACGCGAGGAAGGCTGCTGAGAATGCCGCTGCCGCCGCGAAGACGGCTCAAGGCACCGCCGACACGGCGAATGGTGCGGCCAAGACGGCTCAGGATACCGCCAATGCGGCTCAGACTGCTGCGAAGAGTGCTACCGCGACTGCCGGTCAGGCAAAGGATGCAGCATCGGCTGCCCAGACCGCTGCCGAGAGCGCGAAGAAGACCGCTGGCAATGCGGAGACGCTGGCCAACACGGCCAACGAATCCGCGAAAGCCGCCAAATCCGACGCTTCCGCCGCCAAGACGGATGCGGCCAATGCCAAGACCACCGCCGCAAATGCGTCCAGTGTGGCGACACAAGCCAAGGCCACGGCTGACAGTGCGGCACAATCCGCCACCGACGCCGCCAATGCAGCCCAGAAGGCGAATACCGCTGCCGCTGCCGCCGCTGGCGTGGCGAACGGCAAGGCCGACGTGCTTATTCAGGGCACGGCGCCGGCCACGTCGATGCGCAAGGCCTCTACTCTCTGGATTGACACCACGAACGGTGCGAACACGCCGAAAAGGTGGAACGGGTCGGCTTGGGCGGCGGTGACCGACAAGGCCGCTACCGACGCGGCGAACGCTGCCGTCAAGGCGAATGATGCGGCCAAGACCGCTCAAGCCACCGCCGACAAGGCTTCGACCGCTGCCGCCAACGCGGCTTCTCAGGCTAATCAGGCTCAGGCCGCAGCCAAGAAGGCGCAGACAACCGCCGACGGCAAGAACCTCATCTACCGTGGCCCCGACGAACCGAATCACGACGGACTCAAGCCGGGCGACATGTGGTGGCGCACCCAGAAGTATTGGACGAGGTGGAAAGGCGAGAAGAACAATTCGCCGTCCATGCTGGCCGACTTCTACACCTACTGGCAGGGCGCGCCCAACGCTTCTCCAAGCGTCTTGGTGCCGCTCATAGACCGCGTGATCGAGGTGCTGACGTGGGATGGCACGCGCTTCACGCCATTTGACCTCGTGGCCAATAACATTCTGGCTGCTGGCACGGTGGCCGCGAAGCATCTCGCCGTGGATTCCGTGACTGCCGAAAAGGTCAAGGCCAATGCGATCACGGTGGACAAGCTCGCCGCCAACAGCGTGACCGCTGAGAAGCTGGTGGCTGACGCGGTGACCGCTGGTAAGTTGGCTGCTGGCTCGGTGCAGGCGCGGAATATCGTCGCATTGGCCATCACAGCCGACAAGCTCGCGGCCAATTCGGTGACCACGAGCAAGCTCAAGGTCACCGAGGATATGACGGTTGCCTTGCTTAACGCCCATAAGATTCAGGCTGGCGACATCGTATCCGGTGCGGTCACGACGGACAAGCTCGCCACCAACAGCGTTAACGCCGACAAATTGGCCGTGAACAGTGTGACGGCGGGCAAGGTGCAGGCCGGTGCCATCGGAACGGACAAGCTCGCCGCAAACGCAGTGACCACTGGCAAGCTCAAGGTCACGGAGGATATGACCGTGGCCTTGCTCAACGTCCACAAGATTCAGGCCGGGGAGATTGCGGCTAATGCCGTGACCACTGCTGCCTTGGCGGCTGGTGTCGTGAATGCCGACAAATTGGCTGCTAATTCGGTCAATGCGTCCAAGATTGTCACTGGTGCGATCACCGCCGACAAGCTCGCGGCAAACAGTGTGACGGCCGTCAAGATCGCGGCTGGCACTATCACGTCCGACAAGGTGGCGGCAGGCCAATTCAAAGGCTACGTCTTTACGGGCGCCGTCTTCCAAAGCTCCGAGGCCGCGAACACGGGAATGAAGCTCAATTCGACCGCCCTGCAAATGTGGGATTCCAACCACAAACAGACCGTCTATCTCGACGGCGAGGGCAAGTCGAACGTTCTGACGGGCACGTTCCAAACCCGCACGAGCGGGCACAGAATCCAAATCAGCCCGGATTACCAGTCGTATGCGATCAGCGGCTCGGAGACGTTCGTGGGCGACGGCATTGAATTCCCCGCCTACAACGGCTCGACCGGCTACTACCGGTATCCGGCCATCGCGTCGGTGATCCAGTCGAGTGAGGTCGGCACGATGAGCGAGCTGGACTTGTGGAGCGGACATGTGGCAAAGAACGATCCGGGCACGCAGCTCCGACTCCAGTCGAGGCCACGGTCGAAGGGCGCGACCGGCAGCGGCATCACCTCGAAGGCATACCTTTCAGCTAGCACGAATTGGGAAGAGGCGGACGCCAGCAAGAAGAGCAGTGCCTGGCTCGACATGGAGGGCGTCGGCGGATCAGGCGCAAGCGCGTATTTGGACGTGCGCAGCGATTCTGGATCGCTCTGCGAAATCGGCGTCAAGGCATACGGTGCGAAAGCGAAGACGTGGTGCACCGCGTCGGATGCGAACGGCGAGGTCGGCGTGGTCTCGGACATCAGCACCGGATACGTGTATCTTGGCGGCTATCTTGGCGGCATCAACGGCCGCCACACATTCCAAAGCACCAATTGGCGAATCTACCAGAACGTGACGCTAACCGCGGACTCCACCGTGCCACAGACCACGTGGTCATGGACGCCGGCGAAGTTCGGACGATATCACGGCGTCTGCAATTCCGACCTCAACTGGGGGTCGATCTTCATGCACGTGTGCAACACCGGTGGCGCTGGGTCGATGCAGGTTATGGGGTACAACGCCGGAACCGCAGCCTTCCATGGCGACATGTACGTCAACGCCATCGCCTGGCTGACCAAATAAAGGAGGCATGTTTTGCAAACGGTTTTCGAGGACGGGAACCTCGTCATCAGAGCGGAAACGGAAGGCGAGCGGGGGCTTGTGTGCGGCATGGACGCTATCGCCGCATGGCGGGCGCTGCTCGGCACGACGAGCGTCGCGGAAACGTGCGCGGCCATGATGCAGGCAAGGGAATCGGCCGGCTCGTACGATCCGCAGACCGGACGTAACGCGTACACGACCGCCTATGAGGGCTTGGAGGCGGCCTTGTCGGATACCGCGGCGGAATCCGTGTCCATGATGTCCGACAGTGGCGAGGTACAGGATGATCCGATGACGGCCGCCCGCAACCGTACGAGGACGGCTTTGGGACTGCCGCCGATAACCAACAAAACCGATTCCGCCGTCCAGGCGGCCATGTTGTCGGGTGAAGCGGCCGATGCGACGCCGACCACCGGCATCGACACGGATTGCGTGGACGCCAAGGCCATCGGAAGGCTTTTCGCCACCGAAGCCATGCGTGCTGACTTGGACGAATGCGAGGAACGCTTTTACGAAGCGCTCATGCCAAGACAAAACCAACAGAATTAAGGAGATTGATTATGGCCGATGTGACCACTGAGACCACTACCGATACCGCGCCTACCGTGACGCCCGCCGAGCCGTCTGGCGTGCTTGATTTGCGTCCGCCGAAGGAGTCGGTGCGAGCGGAATTGTGCCGATTGGGATTGGAGTTTTCCAGCGCTGACGGCACCGCCGAATCTTGGCGCGACTATCAGCGTGGCGTACTTGCGACGTTCGACGATTCCGGCACGTCCGTCACGTTGACGGACGTGAAGACGAATCTCGGCCGCACTTTGACGCTCGACGGGCTTAAGGCCGTTACGCGCATCGATACGATGACAGCAGCCGACTAATCCAGCATTCCAATTTTTTCAACCCCTGCAATCCACACGGATTGCGGGTGTTTCGTATTTAAGGAGACATTTTGACTCAGCAGATTCCAGCCGACGCGAACGAGGTCATCGACCAGCTTTCCGCGCAAATCGGCACTCTCACCAAGCAAATCGCAATCCTGACCAGTCAGCTCAACGCGGCCATGAAATTGATCCCCAAGGATGTGCTCGAAAGCGTGAAGGGAGACGAGAATGCAGAGGATTAACCTGTGGCCGAACCCAAAGTTCGACCCCACCGGCTTCCATGTCGTCAAAAAGGGCGGCGACATATCGAAGTACATGACCGGTGGCACGCTGGCCAACACCAGAGGCGAATACATCGACCTGCCTTTCGCGTGCGAGGTCGGCGTGGAATACGTGTGCACGTGCAGGATCGTCAGCAACGATACGACGAATAAAGCAATCGGCATCTTTTTCGGCAGCACGGTCAAATACCCAAGTGCCCAGACGGTCGGGAAATATACGATCCGCTTCATCCCGACCGCCAATGACACGCGCCTGGCCATCCCTTCCGGTATGGCCATCAGCGAATTGAGCGTGGAAGCCGCCGACACGTATGACGCGGCGCTCGGGGGGGGGGCTTCCGGGCTTCTTCACCGGGGACACGATGCCGCGCGCATAGGAGCGTCCATCGGGCGGGTGATGTCCGATGATGGTCACGAACCTATGCACGAGCCCATCCTCGACCATCACCTTGCAAGCCGACAAGTGGGTGAATATCACGACCCTTCCGAGCGTGAATGGGGCGACATATCAGATCAGCGTCGAGGTGAACGTCACAGGCGGCACTATCTCGATAATCGGAGCGGATGGCGACATCAACGCAAGACAACGTGTCAGCTACAAGATGCTCATCAACAATACCAGTCCGGTCTCAATGTGTTATCACGTCAAGTCAGGCAGTCCGACCGTCACCGTGACAGACATGCTCTTATGCTCGTTCGACGAGTATCAGGCGAACAAGGCTGTGCTCGACAGCCTCCAATATTTCACCGGGGACACGATGCCGCTCGCCTAACCCTTACGGGGGTGATGGCATGAGTTTCATCGTGAATTCCTGCGTCATGCCGAAAGACGGTGTGAGCGTCAAGACGACGAACACGACGCCATCGGACATCACGTTCACGGGGTTGACGGCGGGCGTGAAATACCATGTGAGCGTCGTCTGTTACATGCTGTCCACGAGTGGCGACAATCCGCGCTTGCGTCTCACCACCAATGGCAGTGATAGTGGGCTGGTCAGTTCGAATGGTCGCGTGGATTACGTCTTCACCGCCGCCAGCACTACTCACGGCATTTTCGTCAGGCTGAACAATTGCACGGTCAATCTGAGCAAGGGCTTGTGCGTGCCTCAAGACCAGTGGCAGCAGCTCGTCTCGTTGGGATTGCCGGGCAATTATTTCGATGGCGACACCATGCCAAAAGATTAAACGATTTCAAGGAGATGTGATGTGTTTCAAACGTTTTTAGCGGGTTTTGGTGGTGTGGGCGGCGCGTGCGCGCTCATCACGCTCGGCCTGAAAGTCTGGCCGGGCGCTTTGGACGCGCTGGCGACCGGCCTGTACTCGCACGTGCAGCCGGAACGGTTGCCCTATGACAGTCCACTTTCCCAGCATTTCGCAAAAACAAGGACACTGGGAGAGCGGACATCGAAAATCGACGACCGCATGGACGAGTTGTGTCGTGACACGATCAAAAACACGATCATCAGCCTGATCTACGGCGACAAGGACACCGACCACAGCGAGGCCGTCCGATACGAATTGGCGAAATTGGAGAAATTGGACGCGCAGTGCTGGGTCGTCAACGCCGCCGAAAAATATTTGGAGGACCGGCAATGACACGACTGCTCATCGCGGGCGGAGCCTACATCATCCTCCTCGCGCTCATCTTCATGTTCAACCATGGCGCGCACATGCGCTGACATCGATTTTCACAACCGCAAGGCCATCTCTTCGGAGGTGGCCTTTTTATTGCCCCCTATTGGGGGTGGGAAGGAGGCCGTCATGGACGAAGTGACCATGACGCCGGAAATGACACCGCAGGGCGACAGCATGCCGCCCACTGACATCCCGGTCGTGTCCGAAACGGATGCTGCCAAGGCCGTAGAGGGATTGGAGGACTGATATGGCAAGCGTAAGCACTTTCATCAATCGTATGCGCTACTGGTGCGCCGTCGCCAATCTCGGCTACAGCCAGTCCGACCGCTGGAACTTCAACCCATCGGGGGGTAATTGCGATTGTTCCAGCCTGGTAATCCACTGCCTGCGCGAGGCTGGCTTCGACACCGGCTCGGCCACCTACACCGGCAACTTGAGCGACAATCTGACCAAGCGCGGCTGGCAGCGGCTCCCCGCGAATGGCAATCCGCAGCCGGGCGACATCCTGCTCAACGACGTGCACCACGTGGCCGTCTACCTTGGCGGCGGCAAGCTCGCGCAGGCGTCCATCTCCGAGCGTGGCACGGCCTACGGCAAGGCCGGGGACCAGACCGGCCGCGAAACCAACATCAGGAGCTGCTACTCGTATCCCTGGAACTGCTACCTCCACTACGGCAACGGTGGCGGCTCTTCGGCATCCACCGGCGCCCTAGCCGTGGACGGCAACGTCGGCCCCGCCACGGTACGCCGCTGGCAGCAGGTGATGGGCACCGCGGTGGATGGCATCATCAGCGGCCAGCAGGTGCCCGACGAACGCACCTACTGGCGTCCGGCCATCGATTCGAGCGTGGTTCGCTACGGTGCTGGCGGCAGTGATCTGATCCGCGCCGTGCAGCGTCGCCTGGGCTGTGGCACTGATGGTCTGCTTGGCCCGGCCACCATTCGCGCCATCCAAGCGCATTACGGTCTGGCTCAGGACGCGAGCTTCGGCCCCGCCACCGCACGCGCCCTGCAGTCGGCGCTCAACCAAGGACGATTCTAAGGAGGTTTAATATGGCTCAACATGCAGCGCCAACGACTTTGGAGACCACGGTCAATAATCTGGCCAACGAGTGCGAGGATGGTCAGGATAACCAGCAGCCGACGGCTTACACGCCCGTCTTTTCCAAGGGCGTGCGCACCGTGGTCTACGTTGCCGGTCTTATCGCTTCATGCGTCGGCTTGGGTTTCATGACCTTCGGCGACGCCGCGATCGGCGGCTACATTTCGACCGTGGCCGGCTTCATCGCCAGCGGTCTCGGAGTAGCCTACAATCCGCTGCGCCGTGATTAATTTTTTTGGCGTGAGACTCAAACTCGGATGTGGAAAAATTTGCGGCACTGTAGTGTCCGTGGAATTTTTTACACCCGTTTTTTAACAACACATGCCCCTCTTCCGGCTTTTCAAGGCCGGGGGAGGGGCGTCTTTTCGTTTTATTCGGACGTTTTGCGTTTGCGTGGCCTGCCGCCGCCGACACCGCGGCCGGGGCGTTGCGCGTTCCATTGGTCGATGGTCTCGGGGAGCCAGCCGCGCGTGCGTCCGATGGTGGCGTCCGGCTGGGGGAGCTTGTAGGCGCTGACGGCGGCGGTGCTGATGCCGAGGCGCTTGGCCACGTCGGTGACGCTCAGGTATTCGATGGTCATGTCAGTCCTTCCTTCCTGCGATGAGCGCGAAGACGGCGCTGACGATGGCGCATCCGGCGGTGAGCACGAACGGCCAGCCGAACCATGCGCTGGCGGCGGTTCCGAGCGCGAACACCGCGCTGACTATCGATTCCGTTCTCATGATGTTCCATGGCATAATCGGAGAGATGGGGTTCCGGCCCCTAGGTCTGGCCGGAACCCTTGCTCACTTCCTCTTCTTCGGTTTCCGTCTCATCTCTTTGATGAGTCCGGTCACTGCTTTGATGAGGGCCGCGAGGCTCGCGACGAGAAGCGAGATGCTGGTGATTATCTCCGATGGTGTCATGTTCACCTCCTTTCCTTGATATAAACTATATTAGCACAGTAAATAAAGTAATGCAAGCCGAAACACAAAAAACAGAGAAAAAAATCAACGGATTGATAGACTTGATGCCACGCAAACGAAGGGGCAAGCATGGCCTACACAATCCGCCAATACACGACAAAATCCGGCAAACGCTACGAGGTGCGCTACCGCAAGCCCGACGGGTCGTCCACCGGAAGGCGTGGCTTCAAGCGCAAGATGGACGCCGATGCGTGGGGAGCGGCCAATGTGACCACCGCGAAAAGCGTCGGAGCCTACATCGACCCACAGGCCGGGCGCAGGCTCGTGGAGGACTTCTGGGAGCCGTGGCTGGCCGCCAAGAAGACCAAGGCGAAGCCAAGCTACATCAAGTCGCTGGAAGACGCTTGGCGCGTGCATGTGGAGCCGCAGTGGGGCATGAGGGAGATGCAGTCAATCACGCGCGACGAAGTGCAGCGGTGGGTCACCGATCTGGCCGGACGACGCAGTGCGTCGGTGACGATTCGCGCCGAGAATCTGCTTCGCAGCCTCATGGAGAGGGCAAAGGCCGATCGGTGCATCCACGACAATCCATGCGACGGCATCGAGCTGCCGCGCAAGCAGGTGCGGAAGCATGTCTATCTCTCGGCTGACGAATTGTCGCGTGTGGCGATGCAGTGCGGTTGGCGTGAGCCGATCGTGCTGACCTTGGGCCTGTGCGGAATGAGGTGGGGTGAGCTTGTGGCGCTCCGTGTCGAGGATGTCGATCTGCAACGCTGTCGGCTGCATATATATAGGAGCATCACGCGTCTTTCCAGCAGGCTGGTGGAGACCGACCCGAAAACTCATGATGGACGTTCGGTGATGTTCCCACTGGTGTTGCGTCCACTGCTCGCCAGGCAATGCGAGGGGCGCAGGTCGTCCGATTTCCTTTTCACTGCTCCCGGCGAGCCTTTGGACGAGCCGATGGGAAACGGCTGGAATCCGACGCGAAGCGATGGGTGGTTCGCGGTGGCTCTTCGTCGCGCGGGCGTGGACCGTGGCCACATGACGATTCACGATCTACGCCATACGGCCGCTAGTCTCATGGTGCAGTCCGGCGCTAACGTCAAGACCGTGCAAAGGCAGTTGGGGCACAAGTCGGCCGCCATGACATTGGATGTTTACGCCGATCTCTTCGACGATGATCTGGACGATTTGTCGGAGAGGATGGGCGGTTTGCTTTTTTCGCAGAATGTGGGCAAAATGTGGGCAAAAGCGACGCAAGGTGTCGATGGAACCGTTGAAACGGTTGGTGTCTGAGGCTTTTCGCCGGTGGGTTCGAGTCCCGCTGGAGGCACTTTTGGAAACCGCCAGAGATGGCGGTTTTCCTTTATTCTCCAACGGTTTTGGCATCATCGCGATTCACTGCGATTCAACCCTTTTCCACGGTGGGTTATGGAAAAATGTGGGCAATG